CTGGGCTTAACCGGCGTATCCAGCACCGCTTCGTACTGCATGTCTGGAATTGGGTCGGGCGGCGGTGCTTCATCAAGAGCAACATTCCACGGCGTCAATGTCGGCCAGACAACAAACGGGATTTCCACGGTTCCGTCGCCATCGTTGATGCGTGGCGTTCCGATTGCAGCAGTAACGGTTTCATCCAGATCAGGGAGTTCGAGCGAGATAAATGACTTCCCCCAAGCCGCCAGTCCAGCGAAGTTCGTCGTAACCACCCCGACGTCAGCGCGAGCAAGAGCAAACATTCGACGTCCAATCCGCTGCGCTTGTGCAGCCGATGGGCAGAACGGTAACTCCACGTCAAAATATTGCTCACCGACGCGATCAATCTCACTTTGATAGCGTGACCACGGCAGCGGCTGCGCACCCGGTGCATTCGGCGTCTTCGACAGCGGAATTTCCGACATTTCGTAGTTGCGTTCGGGCGAATAGTACTTAATGCGGCAAACATTCGGACGCTCAACACTATCCGGCCCGGACTTCCACTGGAGATCGACGATATCGCGTGCTGTGAGTGTAAGCTCAGGGGTACGCTGATCGTTGATCAACCGAACCGCGAACTTGTTATTATCCGTCGAGATGATCTCGGCACCGATAGATTTTAGCACCTGATCCATCACGTCGCCGCGTTCGCGCTCCGAAGGCCACAGGCCCCATGCACGTGCCCGAACCTCGTTTCCACCGACGACGGCGCCAATCTGATCGGCTTTTGTCGCCTCCAGTGCGGTGTATGCCCAGTCGATATCGGAAGATTTCAGACTGGGGTAACTACGCAGAATGTGTGTCGCGCCCAGAATGCCATTGTCTGAATATTTCCATGACGCCGAGTTATCGACGTTCTGCGACGCATCGCGTGGGTCATAAATCAACTCAGAGCGCTGCACGCGTTCATATGGAGGTTCGCCGCCCTGATAGAGTTTCAGGAACTTTTCATCCTCAATCCCCGGCGAGATATAGCGCAGAAGAGACTGCGCAATGCCACGAACTCGGTGACTGTCTGTCCAGAGATCCGGGAATGCTGCTTTCAGATCCGGCCAAGCTGTTTCAGAACCATTTCCGATCTTGCTTTTGATATAAAGCCAGGCACCGCCCTTTCGCGCCCATGGTGGCGAGGTGACCATGCCGTCCGGATCAACAGTAACTTCTCGCCCGCCTACATAGTGCTCTTCAACAGCAGCTATCGGACCTTTAGTGTGACAAATGACGCGCCAACGGTCCAGATCAGTGGTGTTTCCGAACGCCTTCAGTCCGCCCACGCGAACCCGGCCAATGGCGCGGATCTCCGAACTGTTGCCAGTTTCGAACGTGCTCTTGAATTCACCGGGGTCCATTTTAGGCGCGCGGGGTCCGAAAAACGCACCGGCCAGAAACTGCGCACCAAGCACGCCAGCACCCAGCACGATCGAACCGAGCAGGCCCGCGCTCATTGCAGGCAGGATTCCAGCAGCGCCGACAGACAGAAGGCCGGAAATAATGGCGCTGCCAATGGAAATCGGGTCAGCCAGAGCCGTTCCGCTCATCAGAAAGAATGAGCAGGCGGCAAGAACAAGTCGCTTTTTCATGTCAGATCGACCAAACCTTTACGAAGGAACGGGGCCGCAAGAAGCGCGTCCCGTCATCAGTTCTGAGAATTGATACCCGGTCGTTACCCATGACGACGCCAACCTCGCCGTAGTCGGCCAGTTGAACTATCGCGACATCACCCAGCTGGGGTGACGACGTTTCGAACACACCTATGCGCGCCAAGGCCTGTGACCAGATCGCCGACAACCCGCCATAATGCGAAATCAGGCGATGGGCTTCCTCGCGTGAATCATAATCGGCAAGGAATGGCACGCGCTCGCCGCGAGTGGTCTTTACCCATTCGGCAGCAAAGGCGGTGCAGTCGCTTTCACCCCAGATGACAGGCCTGTCCTTCCAATGGGCAACAAATTCGGCGAGTAGTCCCGCCCTTTCCGTCAGTTCCATTGCTCCGAGACCTTCACTCCGACAAAATCCAGCCCCTTGTCACCGGGATAGCGCCTGCGCTGATCTGCAGGGTTCCACTGTCCCCCAAAGGGATAATTTTGTGATGACCATATGCTTTCTATGGTGACGGTAACGGTTCGAAGTCCGACACCGCTCCACTTGAGCGACGGCGCGCTAAGTTTGCCGGGAAAGAGCTTCTTCAACGGGATAATCAGTTCTTCGGTCTCGCCATCGAATGCGGCCCAGAAAAGATCCGCGCGCCTACCCTCGATTGCACGGGCAGTGGCATGTACGGATTTGAAGAACTCCCGGTTGGCACCGGACAGCGTAACCTCGACTGCGACAGCCTGTCCGAAACGCGGTTCCTCGATATTATTGAGAGAAACCATCTGCGATCCGAGAGGATCTGTGACACCGCGCCATTCTTGCCCGTTGATAGTGACACGCCCCGTTCCGTTATGCAGACGCGAAACACCAGTCGGAAGATCCATTTCAAGAAACCATGCACGGGCTACGTGCGGACGGCGCAGCTTCGCCAGTTCGTTTTCGGTAAAAACGGCCATGATCAATCGGTCCAATATTCGCGCACGTCATAATCCAGACACTCGACGAGCGTGACAGTCACGCTGTCAGCAGTAACGAGACCGCGACCGGCAGAAGCCGAATCCTCGCTCTCCAGTCGCATGGCAAGTACGGGGCGCAAAGTTGCGAAATCACCGGCTGTGACGGATTTACGAAGCGGCGGCCAGATCCGGTATTCTCCGGGCGATATGACCTCAGTGATCGTGTAGAGACCAAAGTGGAATGGCACAAAGCCGATATAGTCGCCGATATCGAGAACATGCCCCCAGAATTGCGATCCAAGCTTGATGACAGTGCCTTCACGCGCAGCCGCCGCAGCCACGGGCACCAAAGGTGGTGTAGCCTTCCACGGATCTCCATTTGCCCACGGCTCGCCATTCGACCAGTCACGACCGGCAATATTGTCCCAACGAACAAAATCCGGAATGGCGTATCCGGTTTCAGCCGGGCGCATCTGGTCGGGATCGAAGAAATCCCACCGTGTCGCATTGGCACCACCGTGCAATGCTGTCACCCAGCCACGATAGCGGCGGAACTCACTTTCCCGCATCGCGTGGAAACTGAATTGCCAGCGCCAGAGACCAAACGCAGCCGCAGAGGTTTGCACGAAGCCAGAGACCGACTGGGAGCCGCCTGCCCCGACGGCACGCGGCCCCGACAACGGTTCCATGGAGACAATGCCCAACCCATTAGGAACAGAAAGCAAACGTGCCATTATGCCCTCGTGCGCCGTACATCACGATTGTAGAGGCGGTTGTCGACGCGGTTATTGAATGCCTTGTCACGTTGATCGATCCCGCGTTCAATTCGAACGACAGCCGCCTGATCGGCACCGCGCGCATCGATGATATACGTGTTCGAAATGGAACCGCGCCCGCCCGATTCTTGCCCCGGCTTGGTTATCGACACCCGTTCATTCGGAGAGGCCTTGAACGCCACCAGCTGACTGTCGATACCGCCAGAACCACCCACCTGAAACGAACCGCCATTGGCAAACCCTAGCAACGATCCGAACAGACCCTGAATAATGCCACCGCCGAACAGTCCGCCGCCACCTTGTGCGACATTGATCTGGTTGAGGTATTTCAGGATCGATTGACCAGCCTGCATAATGGCATCACGCCATGTCAGCGTTTTGTTGATCAGACCTTCGAAAATGGAACCGAAGCCCTGCCCCAAGGATTGCTTCGCGCTTTCCATGGATTTGGCGACCTGGTCAATTCCATCTTTGGCTTTCTTGGCGGTACCCGCCCCCTTGCCCTTGCCGCCCTTCCCGCCGCCACCGCCACCGCCGCCGCCAACATCGTTCAACTGACTATTCACATCGCCCATTGCAGAGGCAAAGTTTTGTACGGCTGGAGTGGCTCCGGAGAAAGCCGTGCCGATTGCGCCGATATAGTCGGTCTGTCGTGCCGCCGAAATCTCACCGCCAATTGTTCCGGCAACCTCTGCCGCCTTGCCCGCCCACTTGTTGTCGACGCGACCAAAGCTGATAGTCGAGGAAATATCGATATTGGTAAGCGATGGCGCGACACCGAACATCTGATCGAGCGAATTCAGCCAGCCAACGATCTTGTTGACGTAGGTTTCGATTGTCTGGGCGGACTTGCGAACCATGCCTTCAACGGATTCGATCACAGCATTGGCAGCGGTCGCAGCCACGTCGCCAATCGCCGCAGGAAGAAGGCTCCAAGTCTTCTTGATGCCTTCGAACCCGCCCACGAACGTTCCGATAATGCCGTTCACCGCATCCTTGACGATCTGGACGACGTCAACGCCAATGGCTTTCTGGATCTCATCACGGAAATGATAGATGGCCGTAACCGCGATGGTGATGCCTATGGCAAGAGCACCAAGCGGATTGGCAGCAATCGCTGCCGTCAGCAGGCGAATGGCGCCGACAAGTCCGGTCGCGATCACCGAAGCCAGATTGACAGCCGAGGCGATCAGGACAGGCGAAAACATGAGCGCCAGCGTCGAGCCCGCAACCGTCGCATACTCCGCCAGCGTTGGCAGAAAGTCGACGACTGCAGTCATTGACCGAGTCCATTCGGCAAACTTGTTTATGATTGCCGTGAGGATATCGACAAAGCCGACACTGATAAACGCTATGCCGACCGCCTTCACGGATTCACTCAGATTCCGCATGGCGTCATTGTACCCGCGGAGGGATGCTGCCTTCTCTTCCGAGATGACAGCAGCCTTTGCACCCAGCTCATCGAAGGCTTTGCCATTTTCCCGCAACAACGGGATCAATGCCGTAGCATCGCTCGCGATGGCCTCCATGTAGAACGTCATGTCAGACTGGCTGACACCGGCCTTTTCCAGCGCATTGTAATATGCCTGTAACGCGTCTGGGCCGGACAGGTTCTTGAAAGCATCAGCGGTCAAGCCGACCTTCGGCGCGATATTCTCGAAGAAATCTTTCAGTGCGCCGCCGCCCGTCTGCGCGAAGTCGCCAACCTTGTCGTTCACATCCTTGAAGATATCGGAGAGCTTTTCGCTCTCGATCTGGACAGACTTGGCGGCGAAGGCAAGGCGCTGGAATTCCTCAATCCCGACGCCTGACAGATCCGCCGACTTTTTCAAGCCATCCATGTCGCCAGCGAGCTGGTTGACGATCAGGCTAAGACTGCCCAAAGCGCCAACCGCCGCAGTTGCTACACCAATGAAGGTGGTTTTCAGGACAGCAGCGAACTTATCAGCGCTTGATTGCGCCGACTTCAAACCTTCCCGGAACTCAGCAGTGTCGAGGCCCAGATTGACGCGAAGCGCGCCGATAACCGCATTGGTCATTGGTTCTCACCTTGTAAGTGCCGCCGTCCATCGGTGTGCGATGGCGATCTGCTCTTCGACAGACTGCCGACGCTTCGGCATTTTCGGAGCGTCAGACAGAAATTCTTTCAGTTTCGGGAGTTTTTTGGAGCGGGCCAGCGCCTCGATATGCCACGCAAGCCAAGCCCTGTCGTTCTGCTCACGCCGGAGACGGTAGGTCGAGGCGTCGAGGATGACCGAAATTTCTCGTAGCGTCAGACGCCAGAACAATGCCGGATCCTGCCCTACCTCGACCCATGATTTCAGAAGCGAAAGCGGATCTAGCCCGCTTTCGCCTTCGGAGGGCGCGCGTCATTTCCCTCCCCGGAAGGGAACGCGAGCCGAAATGCTTCACCGATCTTGCTCATGACCAGAGGAATATCGGTTGCCAGCTTCCCGGCTTCCTTCAGATCGATTTCCTCATGATGGTCGCGAAGTGCCGCCCAGATAACCTTGCGCACGGTGCCCATGCGAAGGTTTGCCGAGTCATTGAGCAATTCACCGATTTTCGCGACCGGCATGTCGAGCGCGTCCTCAAGCTCGCAAAGTGCATTCACGGAAAATGCGAGCTTGTACGACTTGTCACCCACCGGAAGTGTGACTTCGCCACGGTTTTGATTGGCCATGTCTTGTCACCTATGCCGCAACGACGGCTGCAGTCGGCGCGCTTGTCGCCGATGCCGTACCAGCCGCGTTTGTGCCGGTCACCGTGACGGTGAGTTCCTTGCCCACATCACCGGCAATCGGCGTGTAGACCTGTTCCGTTGCACCCGCGATATTTGTGCCATCCGCCTTCCACTGATAGGAAAAGGTCGGAGACCCGCTCCACTGTCCAGACCAAGCCGCCAGAGGGTCGCCAACCTTGGCGATACCGGCGATAGCTGGAACAAAGAGATAGAGCGGCGCTGCAGCTGGTGTCGATATCGTCGGGCCGGTCACGCGCCACGTAACCGTGGACGTCATCTTGTCGTCGGTGGGAACTGCCGGTTCATAACCCGAGACCCAGCCGGAGAATTGCCATGTTACGGCATTCGGGAAGGTGATGCGGCAGCGGACCCGTTCGCCTGCAGTCTTAATTTCCGAAATCAGAAGATCAGACGGTGAGCCGGGAATGAAATTCTGCTCGAATGACGCTTCACCCGGATCGATCAGACCGGGGATGAATTCGCGAGTGCGGTTCGGCGACTGCATATGGGTCGCATCGATCTCATCGACCGTGTCGTTCGGTGGGGTGATGTCGTAGACTTCCCCGATTTCAATCCACGACGCCCCAGCATCGCGGCTGATCTCGAATTTTGTGCCGTAGCCAATAGAGGCTTGCGTCTCAGCCATGTCAGTTCTCCAGATGATGAACAATGAAGTCGATGGATTTTCGGAAAAGCGCCGATACTTCTCCCGCATCCATCGCCGGGAGATCTCGTTCTGAATCGACAAAAATTCCTTGGAAAATTCCGCCCTTGTGACCGGACAGCAGCTGGACAAGCGCGTCCTTCGCCCCTTTGACGGCAGTATAGGTCAGGCCGTAGATATCGATCTGCAGCCGGTGCACGGCATATCCGGAAGGCCCCTGCATATGATAATCGGGATCTCCGGAAATCACCTGCATGACAAGGTAGGTTGGCTTTGTGCCCTGCGGTGCGCGCACCCAGTGCATATTTGCAGCCGGGACATGCGCCGTCAGTCCCGCCGCGTTCAGCAGCAAGGCCGTCAACTGTTCTTCCATGGGGACTACCTGCCCTTTGCTGCCTTTTTGGCGAGCCGTTTGGCGGCTTTGATGATTTCCGTGCGCAGTTCGGTCTTGATCACATCCAGCGCAGCGTCCTTGTTCGCGTCCCATGCAGGGCGCATGTAAGGCTGGGCTTGCTGATGAGCGTTGCCGAACTCGGCTTGTGTCGCCTGCGCGAGACCGCCCGCACCGACAAACATTTCGGCATAGGCTTTGTCGTCCTTATACATCTTGCGATGCATACGAGCTTGCCGCCGTGTCAGTTTCGTTCCGACACCGATGGAGATCTGCAAGGCACCGGAGAGAACCGGAACTTTCTGCTTTGCTGCATCGGCGATGGGCTGCGCCGCCTTCTTGAGCGTGCGCCGCAGCACGGCCTTTCCGGTCGATTTCGGCAGGGCGCTGAGTGCTAGATCCAGCTCACTCAGGCCCTCGATCCTTACTGTCTTGCTGACTTTCATTGATCGTCGGCCCTCGCTATAGCATCGATTTCCAGAACGACCCGGCGCCCGATCTCGCGCGGCGGTGCAACGATCTCATATTCCCGCCCTTCATAGCGAAGCCGATCCTTGATCGTTACGTCGCTGCGATAACGCATATGAAACGTCATCACTGCCGTACCGTTGATCTGGGCGGCTGCAAACCGCTCGCTACCGCGCTCCGGGCGCTGTTGCGCCCAGACTTCAACAACATCAACCCAGCCGAGGATTGGCTCATTGAGAGGTGTTCTTCCCGTTTCGGTGAAACGACGGATAGTGAGCCGCCTGTCGAGCTTTCCAGCACGCATATCAAAGGAACCTTCGATTGTTGCAAAGAAGCGCATCAACGGAAACGTATGTCGGCAGTTGACCGATGCTGACACCGATAATTGTCTCTTCGCGGTTTTCGTACCATGCGCCGATTAAAAGGAGCATCGCACGAATGACGGTCGGTGGCGGGGCACTTGCCCCAACCTTCATACGAACCTTGATCCGCGATCCCACCTGCTTGTTCGGCCAGGCATTCCCCGACTTGAGAACTGCGCTCGCTTCCAGTCCATCCTTGCGCAGCTCATATGTTGCCGCTGGCAGAATTTCGTCATTGCCTGCAACCGACAGGTAGGTGATGGCAACAATTTCGGTGACCGGCGCAATGTCGAAACGGGCAAGGTCCGCAAACCCGTCGCAATACGCTTCCACTTGGCAGGGAGCGAAAAACTGACCGCAGATCTTCTCGACGTGATCGCGCGCAGACGTGATCAGCAGTTGAAACAGCGGATCATCACGCGACGCAGCAATATTGCCGTCGTCGTCATAGATCTCGGCACGGCATTGCTGTTTTGCCATGCCGAGCGTGACCGGCTCCGCTGAAACCGGCGTGACGATTTCAGGTTGGTACCACATCAGCCACGTGTCTCACGATCATCTTTGGTCACAGTTGTCTCGACAGGAGGATGAATGACATGCACCGCTGCCGTGACCGAATCCTTGAAGCTGGTCAGAGTTTCGACCTGTGACAGAAGTGCTGTCTCGCGCTCCGAAAACGCTAGCGCGTCGGCCTTCAACTGTTCGTTTTCAGCCAAAAGGGTGGCGCGCTCTTCGTCCCATTCCTGTTTGGTTTCCGGCTTTTTGCGCTCGACTGGCGGCGCTTCCTCGGCATAACCAGCCCGGATCAGGCGGTTCGCTTCCTTCTTGGAAAAATGCTCGGTCACATCGCCGGGATCGACGGTGAAGCCCGGACCGGACATTCCAATCAACATTTTCAGTCGCATGATGGTTGCTCCATGGAGACGGCGAACGCAATGATGCGTCCGCCATGCTGAAAGGAAGGTGTTAGGCTGCTGCAGTTATGAGGTGCTTTACGGCAGCGGTGTCACCAAGCTGGCCGTCAAGGCGGACCAGACCCAGCAAACCGACATCCGGTGCGAAACGTTCGCGAGCAACAAACATGACGATGCCACCGACCTTGCGAACGAAATACTTGCCAAAATCGCCGAAGATCATAGGCTTCGCAGCCGCTCCAAGGTCGGCCATAGCCTGATTGATCGAATAGTTGTAACCCAGCAGGGAACCCGGAACTCCCTTCTGCACATCGCCAGCGCTCCAGATATAGCGATTTTCGCCATCCTTCAGCTTACGCAGAGCTCCGAGCGTGGTATCGTTGAACATGAAGCGCGTTTTCGGAGACTGGCGATAGGCCGGATCGACCGAATGCACGAGATCAATGATCTCATCATAGGTGATTGCGGCTTGCGCTGCTGCCGTCTTGCCAAGCGACGAAGCCGTAACAATCCCACTCGGATCGCCATTGCCGTCACCAACCGTCAGTTCGGTGTTGGCGCGCCGCCCAAGGCGCTGGCCCAGAAGATCGCCAAGCAGCGTTTCAAAATTGAAGATCGAATCTTGCGCCAGCTCCCAAGAGAACTTCACCCATTCAGTGTCATAGGCATATGCGCTGAGGGTCTTTTTCCCGAAGGTTGCATCGCTGCCACCATCGTCTGTCACCGCACCCGCTTCGGTGTGTTTTGCGACGGGCACGCCGTTGTCATCGACCGTTGGAAGGTCGATGGGGTTACCACTCGCGGTGGTCATGACGGTGCAGACATTCTCGTCATACATCGGTCCCCATGCCTTCATGGACATGATGATCTGGTTGGAAAGCTCAGTCGGCACGGTATAACCGCCGCCCGCAGGAACACTGGTGGTTTGCGCACGGGCTTCCTTCGGGGCCACACCGTTACGCAACGCCGCCCGCTCTTCCGGTTCCAGCATCGACATGTCACCGCCGACGATAACCCATTTCTGGAACGCTTGACGATATTCGACCGGCTTGTCTGGGTCATCTGCACCACGGGCTTCACTATCGCCGAGGTTTGGACGATTGCGAGCGCGAGATTCTTCCGCGCGAATCTCGGCTGCGGCCATACGCTCTTCGCGCTTGATATCAGCTTCGACCTTGTCAAATTCAGCCATGATATCATCGTGGCGTTTTTCGAGTTCGGCGGCACGGGATTCATCCGTATTCTTGCGGATTTCATCCAGAGCGGCTCGGGCCTGCGCAACGAGCTTTTCCCGCTTTTCCTGCAGTTCACGAAGGGTCATTGATTTTCTCCTGATGGATAAAAGAAGGCCGTGAACACGGCTATGATCGGCAGGAAGCGGGATGCTGCCTTACCTACCTCCGGCAGTGCCGGGTAAAGTCACTTGATGTTGCGAAAACGTTGTTCAGCTTCGGCGTTACGTGCCGAGATCCGGCTACTCGCAGAACGGTAATTCTGCTCGCGCTTGTCTTTTCGGGCTTCATCGCGCGAACGCAAGGCCACCGAAGTGCCATCGTATGCCGGTTCCGAAACGACCGAAACTTCGTAAAGCTTCAATTCCTGAATAGTCCGGGTCGGCGGTTCGGTTGTTTCGTCCCACGTCTGCTTGAGCGCAGAAAAGCTGAATGACATGCCGGAAACATCGCCGCGTTCGACAAGTGTGCGCACATCGCGACCGTCCGAGGTGTCCGGAAGATCGATTTCCACAGCCAGCCCTTTGTCGTCTTCTCGCAATCGCAAGGTACCAGCCGACGACCTGCCAAGGATCCTCCCGCTGTCGTGATCGAAATAGGCCCGCACATCGGCTGCCTTCAGTGTTTCGGTGAAAGCGCCGCGAGCAATGACCTCTCCGAAATAACCACCGATGTCAGCAACCTCGCCAAATACTGCCGCATAGCCCACCAACGTGAACTTGTCCCCATCGGCGCGCCGCTCTACTGGCATGACCAGTGAGCGGATTTCGGAATCAGGCACCTTGTTCGGCATTGCGATCTCCATTTTGTGGCGCGGTTAGGGTTGGCTGGGTTCCAAGAGGTACCGTCGCGCCCTGCACAAGCAGGTCATTGGCGGCCGGATTTTTGTGCTGTGGTCGATTTTCCAGAGCGCGCGCCTCGTTTGGTGTCATCTGGGCGGTCTGGATTGCGCGGGCGATACCTTCGATGCGACTCTTGAAGTCACCCCGCATCAGGCCATCAAGATTATGCTCGACACTGCGACCTTCGCGCTTTTTGCCGCGACCGAAGCATTTCAAGGTGAACTCACCTTCGAAAACTTCAGCCCACTGACCAATCAGATGCTTGATCAGGTGCAGATCCTGCTGCTCGACATTGGCAAAGGTGCCACCGCTCAGATCCTGCAAGAACATCGGCGGCAACTGCCAGACTCTCGCAAATTCCCGCACCTGAAACAGGCGCGCATCAGTCATCTGCCCTTTTGCCGGATCAACCCCAACCGGGACCAGTTCATAACCACCGGGGATGGGCGTGATCGGGCGCCCTGTTCTTTTGGCGTCATCAATCGCACGAGTGATATCGGAAACAGCCCGGCTAACCGCTTCCGGTCCAGAAGGTAAAGGCCCTTTAAGCGCCAGAGGAGGAACACCGCCACCGGCAAAGAAGGTCGCTCCGTAATCGTTCATCGCAAGCGCAAGCTGGATTGCTTTCGATGCCAATGTGATCGGCCCATAATGCGCAAGCTGATCGGCTTTCAGCATGAACGGGACATCAAAGACGTCTGCCGCAGGGTAAGCCTTTCCCAGATAGGTATAGGTTTTCCGGTTATTGACCCGCTTGATTGTCACCTTGGATGGGGCCATTGGCCAAAAGTTGATCGGTTCTCCATTCCGACGCTCGATCCAGGCAAGCCCGCGACCGACGGTAAAAACCTGCTGCCAGAAATATCGCCGCCCATCGACCGCACTGGTTTCGTCATTCCAGGCATCATGGATGGCATCCGCCGTGTTGCCGTCCATCTTCTTCTTGGTTTCCCCTTCCTGCTTAAAGGCATGGAGAGGAAGAGAAGCCATCGTTCGC